AGCATCCTTGGGGCCACGACACAAACGCCATTCCCGTTCGTGGACAAGTTCATTTAATTCCAAAATAATCCTATCGTCTAATCAACTTCGGTTTCTTATCAACCCAGAATGGTGGCATACGAACCTCACGATTCAGAGTTTTGCCAGCGTTAACCCACAAGGCAACATCCAAAGTTCCGGCACCAACATCCGTCGCAGAGCGAAGATGAACATGAACTCTAGAGGCGGACTCAGAACTGGAGGCAGTGTCCGCACCAGTGCGATAAAGAATCTCAATAGCGGCAGTGGCCGAACCGCCAGTTGCCGTTGTGTCTGTTGCTGTGCGCAACACGATACGCAAACGGCTAGCGGTTTCAGTACCCGAGGCCGTGTCAACACCGGACACAAATGTGGTTCTAAGTGTGTCGGCTGTCGCCGTGCCGAAACCGTTTCCTTCTTGGTTGTCACGGACAACGGTCCGCAAACCAACACCAGTTTCGGAAGAAAGCGCAACATCGGTACCTTCGGCGGAACGAGAAACAAATACGGTAGAACCAGAATCGCCACCCAGACCGGCATCAGTTCCAGTACCATAGCGGACATATGACCAACTTGCTGATTCATTACTATTGGCGGTGTCGTTACCTGAAACGGAAATAATACTAAAGAAATTTACCGCAGCCGACTCGCTACTGGAACCGCTATCGGTTCCACTTCTACTTAGGGTGGTTCTTCCCGTATAGTCAAATCCCGCTTGGGAATACTGGAAATCCAGTGAATTATATGTGCGGGACATGGTTCCGCTCCTAGTGGCGGATAATGAAGTTCACAACCGTGTACGGCTGGAGAACACTGAAGGCATCGCCAGTGGCGGTGCCGTTGCCTCCACCACCAACAGTCAAACCAGTGGACTGGGGCTGGGAATCAATAGTATAAGTATTGTACGGCCCATAGGTGGCAAGTCCCTGCGAACCGGCCAGCAGCAAAGCATTACCCCCACCATCCTGACGGACAACCGAAGTCGCATTAGTCAAACTATGGTCATGGGCAGATTCGCCAACAGTATGCGAGTGTGCCGGAAGATTAGACGAACCCAAAGCATTAGTCTTGGCACCACCCTGCTCGCCCAACACATCAAACGAAACATCACCAGCGTTGCGACCCGTAGGTACACGACCAACCAAGTTGGGCAAATTAAAAGTAGTTGACCCGTCACCAACACCATAAGTGGTGCCGACAACAGCAAACAGGGCCGCATAGGTTGTACGGTTAACGGCGGTGCCGTCACAAATCAACCAGCCCGTAGGTGCGCTAGCGGTAGACCACATCGTAATCTCACCAACAGGATTGTTAATGCGCATCTTGTAATCAAGGCTAGTGGTTGTTGCCGAGTTGTCAACGCCCACCTTCGCTTGGACTGCTTCCATAGCGTCGTTAATGTTGGCGTGTTGCGACGAATGACTGGGGCTATTTAGGGTATTGGATGATGTTGGATTCGCCAGCGAATCCAGTGATGCGGGAAAGTTGGTTGCCATCAGTTATCTCCAATTATATTTTCGTTCCACGGTTCGGGGGTATTGCCTTCTTCTAGCCACAGCAAATAATTTTGATATTCACTGTTATCTTCACACTTGGGAATAAATGTTAAATTCTCGCCAATTAAAACAATTAAATCATCAAAAAAATCTTGTTTATAAATTGTATATTTAGTCATCCCTACAACTCCGCACTGGCTGTAAAAGTTTGATAAACCCTATAACCAATACTTCTGTACGAACTTCCAGTCCATACAAAAGATACACTTTGACTATTTACCGCTTCTACGGCTGGTTGCGTACTATGGTGGCCGACTGCGACGGTTGCCCCAACAGCAATGCTTGGACTGGTTCTCATTTGTACAGGATAATTACCGCCAAAACAGTTTACCGTATAGTCGTCATCTGCTCCGGCAATACCATACCAAGTACAATTTTGGAAATATCGTTGACACAACGCCAACTCTGTTTGCTGTGGCCGCTTATCATATGCGGTTGGAACACTTCCTGCTTCCAACTGGACACCAGTAATTGTGACATCATTATACAAGTCGCCAAGATTTCCCGATTGGGCATAAAAACTACTACCCGGAGCAGCATTAAAAAAGATACGCAATTCTAAATAAGAATTGTTATTGGTACCAAAAGTTTTTGACTGAACATTTGGCAAAGTTGTGGAAACATATGACCGGCTTCCCGAAAAAGTGCTGACGGTACCTAAGGAAGTTGCTACTTCTGCCGAAGGAGAACCACCGGTACCAAAATTTTGTACTAATGACACTCCAACAACCGCAGAACCTGTAGCATAAAATGATAAACAAACTGTTTTACCAGCAAGCGTTCTGGCATCTTCGATGCGTTGAGAAATGTACATATAATTTAGATTTGATGCCGCCATAGCACTTAGGCAACGATATCCTTTACACGCTTGTAATTCGGGAAGACTAAGTATCGGCCCGTTCTCTATAAAATAACTATTTCCACCATTCGCAGCAAAATAAAATAATCTCCAACGGTCGGGACCAAATTGATTAGAGTTGTTTACAAAAGTAACTCCTCGTTGATTAACCGAAAAATCGCCATTAATCAACTTATTGCGAAAAGCACTAGTTGACTCAAGTGCCCCAACCCTGTAGTCAAGACTGGTTGTCACCGCAGAACCGTTAACACCAACCTTGGCCTGTAATGCCTCAATAGCATCATTCGCATCAGTATGCTGAGAAGCATGGTCAGGACTAGTAAGCGACGACGAACCAGTAGGGTTCGTCAAAGCATCAAGGTTAGTGGGGAAGTTAGTTGCCATTAAAACTAACCTCAGTCAAGCGTCAAAGTCAAACTCGTGATTTGGAAAGTATCCCCAGCAACAACAGCGGCACTAGAAGTAAAAGCACCAACCCACAAGCAGTTACCGCCGGAGGCAGCATCCCAAATTGACCAGTGGCTATAGGTTTCCGTGGACGGAACATTCGTCCAAGTAACCGTACTAGAACTAGCCATAGACCCACCCGAGGCAGCGTTAAATGAAATGGATTGGCGTGTAGTGTTTGCTGCCGCATTAGAAGTTCCATCTTCGCCAGCGGCACCAGTGTGAAGTTTCACATAAGTACCAGCCGCCGCAAACGAAACGCCACGGACCGCATCCAACAGTTTATTTTCACCATAATTAGAAATCGTCATCTAAGTATTCCTTCTTAAACTTGCGCCTAGATTTATCAATAGCGCAGAACGGGCAGTCACGGAGAGAAGCAGGAAACTCCTCCCCACAAATAGGGCAATCGTTCGTTTCAGCCGCCGACACCAGAACGCCTACGCTTCTCAGATTCCAAAGAACTAGATAGCAACTGGTCCAATTCCTCGTCAGACAGTTCGGCGGGGGTCACTGTCTGGATGACGGTTGGTGCGGTGACCAACCTGTTGGTTGCTTGTAGATATAGTTGTGCTGCCCTGTTGTCTCCTTTTAGGGCCTTTTCATATAGGGCATCCAGTAGTCGTTGGGTGCGTTCGGGTGAGCCTTGGATTTCGTTGACTCGTTTATCCCATTCGGTCTTAAAGTGGGGTTTCTTTTCCCAGCGTCTTAGGGTGGTGACATCTACGCCTAGTTTGTTGGCGATGTCTTTTTGGTAGCGGGGGATGCGTTCAGTGACGGGTGTCACTAGCCACTCTAGGTATTCTAGTTGGCGTGCGTCTATGATGGGGGTGTTGTCCACGCCCAGTTCGTTTCGTCCCATACCTAGGGGTGGTTCGTTCGGTGCCGAACGATTGGGGGGATTATAGGGGGGTAATTGTATTGTTCCTAGTCCCATAGAACAATACATGAACCCAGTGAATGTATTGTTCGTCATGGTGCGTGGACAGACCGGGAGTAACTATGGCATCCAAGAAACAGGCCAATAAGGTAGCAAAAGTTATGCGAGAGTACAAGAAAGGCACCCTTCATTCTGGTAAGGGTGGTCCGGTTGTAAAGTCCAAGAAGCAGGCTGTGGCTATTGCTATGTCTCAGGCTAAGATGTCTAAATCTAAGGATTCGGATAAAAAGCATGAGCGCAAAGAATCGGCGGCGGAACGCCGCCGTGAATATGGTTCAGCGAAGAAAACTCCGAAAGGTTATCATCGTATGCCGGACGGTAAACTGATGAAAGGTTCCCGCCACAAAGGGTAACTAGATATGGCCTATAGTAAACCAGAGTTGCGTAAACGCATCGTCGCACAAGTTAAAGCCGGTTCCAAAGGTGGCCGACCCGGACAGTGGTCGGCCCGTAAAGCGCAACTAGCAAACCAAAAATATGAGGCCGCCGGAGGCGGCTACAAAGGTAGCAAAACGAAAGCGCAATCCAACCTAAGTAAATGGACATCCGAGAAATGGCAAACCAAATCAGGTAAACCATCCACCCAAGGACCCAAAGCGACAGGTGAACGCTATTTGCCGAAAAAAGCAATCCAATCTCTTAGCGCATCCGAATATGCGGCAACAAGCCGTGCGAAGCGTGAAGGCACCAAGCGTGGACAACAGTTCGTTCCCAACACTCCAGCCGCAAAACGGGCTGGAAGAAATGCTAGAAAGAGTAAATGATGGCTGCTAAAAAGAAACAAGACCCCAGACTAAAGGCTGCTGGTGTCACCGGCTACAATAAACCAAAACGCACCCCCAACCATCCAACCAAATCCCATGTTGTTGTCGCCAAACAAGGCGACAAAATTAAAACCATTCGCTTCGGACAACAAGGCGTTAGCGGGTCACCACGCAAAGCCGGAGAATCAACATCCTATCGGAAACGACGAGAATCGTTTAAGGCACGGCACGCCAAAAATATTGCCAAAGGACCCATGTCAGCCGCATATTGGGCTGACCGAGAAAAATGGTGAAACAAAACCCTTAGGGGATTCGCCAAAGTTGGAGAGTTGGACCAGACTGTAAATCTGGCGGTGTCACCTAATGAGGTTCGATTCCTCAAATCCCCACCAATATTTCATATCCACGCAGGGACTCCTATGAATAAACTAGGTGCCGGTATGCGTGGACACACCAACCAAACCATTCGTATCAAACGCCACGGCTGAAGGCTATCTGAGTCCCATACACGCAGACGGGCGCACCCCCCCCCATGGTGGTGCCCGGGGTGCGGGCGGGCGGTGCCCACCCCCTATTGCTTGTGGTGGCCAATAGTTGCTGGGTACAAGTACTGTTAGGGGTGCCTAACGGCAGGGTGTGGGATGGGTACA